TTTGAACCTCCTTATATAAGGATTATACTACAAATATTTACAAATGTAAATATTTTTTAAAAATTTTCAAAAAGAGTATTGACAAATGTAAATTATAGTATATAATGTTTACAGAAGTCAACAAAAAGGAGGCGAAGAAAATGGCAAATAGAAGTGTTTTGATAAAAGACTTAGATAAGTTTATAGAGGCAATTGTCAAAGCAGGACTTTCATATAGACAACTGGCTGAAAAAGCTCAATGCTCACAGACACTGATTTGTTTACTTGCTAAAGGTGAAAGAAATCCAAGTCCAGAGAATGCAGTAAATATATGTAAAGCTTTAGGTTGTGAGTTTGATGATATTTTTTTTATAAATAAAGTTGACAAAAGTCAACAAAAATAATTGCGACAAGGTACAAAAAGAGAGGAGATGAGAAAGATGAGTGAAGATAAGATTGAAGAACTATTAAAAGAGCAAAAAAAGACAAATAATTTATTAGAAAAGTTAATTAGTCAAAACAAAGATCCAAATGAGCTATTAACAATACAACAAATTCGAGAAGAAACTGGAATTGGGATATGTATTTTACAGAGAATGTTTAGAGAAAAAGATTTAGCAGTTCAAAGATATACAAAACCATTTAAAGTAACGAGAAAATCTTTTTATGACTTTATGAATACAAGACACGATTATTTATGTAATGGAGGTAAATAACAAATGAAAAAAGTAGTAGCAAATATTATATTAGCAATTGCATTTATATTTATGTTTGTAGGATTACCAGTTTTGGTTGGTATTGTAGTAGAAGCCGTTGCAGATATAATAACAATTGATTTTATAATGAAAGTAGCTTATATAATGCTAGCTTGTAGCTTTATATGTATTTTGAAGAAATGAGGTGAAGAAAGTGGAAGAATTATTACAAAAAGTAATTGCAAAAGTATATCAATTAAATAAGAATACAAAACACGATTTTTTCTTTAACTTTTCAGGACATACAAATACATTTTCAATAGATTATTGTAAAGATGGTTTTAGAGCAAATGAAAAATCTATATATATAATTGATGTATGTACTAGAATGACAGAAGAAAATTTAAAAAAAGCATTAGAAAGATTAGAAGAAATAGAAAAGGAGGGTTAATTATGTTTTTTAGAAAACAAAAAGAAATAGATAGATTAAATGCAAGATGTTCTGAGTTGGCAGGAATGGTAAGAGATAAAAACAACAGACTAAAAGAAGAAAGAAAAAATAACTTATTAATTTTAGAAGAAAACAAAGAGGCAAGACAAGAAAATTCAGATTTAAGATGCAAAATAGATGAATTAGAAGATACTTTAAAAAGAATAAATAACTTAATGACATGCAATCAATATGACAATAATCAAGCTATTAAAAACAAAATAATAGAGCTAACAAGCGACTACCAATCAATTTGTTAACTCAACAAAAATATTTATATAAATACTCTCTTTGAATATTATAACACATTTTTTCAAAGAGAGCAAGGAAAGGAATGAAAAATGGAAAAATTAACAGGAATATCAAGACATGTTGATGAACTTGGTAGAGTTGTTATACCTAAAGAATTAAGAAGAAATTTAGGCATTGAAGAAGGAGATTTAATGGAAATTAGTTTAAAAGGACAAGATATTATTTTAAGAAAGGTAAGCAAAAAATGTTGTCAAGTATGTGGACAAGCAGTGGATTTGAAAGATAGATTTTGCAGAAATTGTGGAAAGGAACAATAGAAAATGGAAGAAACATTAGAACAATTACAAAATGACTATTTTATGTTGCAAATGCAAGACACATGGGATAGTTCAGATTATAGATATGCAAATGAATTAGAAGAAAAAATTAAAAAATTGAAGGGAGAAAATAAAAATGATAAAGAAACCAAGTGAAATGATAAATGAAACAAATAGATTTAGGGTATTAATAGCAGGTTATCCAGGAATAGGAAAAACAACATTAGGATTATCAGCACCCAAGCCATTATTAATAGATGTTGATTTTGGTATCAATAGAGTAATGGCAAGTGCTAGAAAGGATTATATTCAACCAGAAAGTTATGAGCAATTATTAAGTGATTTAAAAGGAGATTTAAGCGATTATGAAACAATAGTTATAGATACAGGAGGAAAACTATTAGATCTAATGAAAGCTTATGTCATTAAGAATGATATTAAGAATGCTAAGAAAGATGGAACATTAAGTTTACAAGGATATGGAGCAGTTGGCAGAGAATTTACAAGATTTATGAATTATATATATTTTGAATTAAAAAAACATTGTGTAATTATATTTCACGCAGTTGAAGAAAAGCAAGATGAAGATACAAAGTTAAGAATTTTAGTGGAAGGAAGCACTAAGAACACAGTATGGCAGAATGTCGAATTAGGTGGATTCATAGAAATGAGAGGAAATAAAAAGACAATAGGATTTGATAATTGCGAAAGATATTTTGCAAAATCAAGTTTTGGAATAAAAGGAAATCACATAATACCTGAATTAGACGGAACACAGCCAAATGACTTTTTAACAAGATTATTTGAACAAGCTAATAAGAATATTCAAGATGAAAGTAAAATATTTGAAGAAGAAAGAAAACAATATCAAGAGGTTATAAGTACATTAAATCCTCTAATAGAGAATATGACATTAGCAAATGTGAATGAAGTAATTGAAGCAATAAAAACAGCACCACATATTTTAACAAGTGAAAAGGAAGCAAAATCACATTTTTCTGAAAAGATAAAAGAGTTGAATCTTGTATGGAATAAAGAAAAACAACAATATGAATCAAAACAGGAGGTACAACAATAATGGAAGAAAATAAGGTTACAATATCACTTAATGAGTATTTAAAATTATATGATGGACAAAAAGAAAGAGATAAAGAATTTCAAACACTATTAGCAATGGTTTTTGAGAACACTGAATTAACAGGCGATAAAAAGAACTTGAAATTTGATTACTATAATTCAAAAATGATGTCTTATTTAAAACAAAATTATCCAGAAAAATATCAAAAGCAAGTAAACTTCTTAAATAATGAGGAGGATTAGCTTATGGCTAAATATTATATTACTCCTACATTACTTAATAGTTGGCAATACAATATTAAGAATGGAACATTAGAAGATTTTATAAAAGTACTAAACAAAGAGCAATTTGAAGCAACAGAAAATATATTAAAAGGTTTTGCTTATGAAAAGTATATGCAAGAAAATTATTCAGAAACATTAGGAGGAGCATATCAAGTAAAAGTAAGTAAAGAATATGGAGATTATTTGTTATATGGAATTATAGATTGCTTAAAAGGTGGAATTATTTATGATTATAAATATACAGCCAATTATGAAGTAGGTAAATTTTTTAATAACCATCAAACACTTATGTATTTAGAGATGGTACCAGAAGCAAGAAAAATGGTTTATTTAATAACAAATAAATTTGAAAAAATAGAATATGCAGATAACAATTTTAAGGATATTAAAAGTGTTGCATATGATATTGGAGATATTTTTAGAGAAGAATATACCAAAGATTTATTTCCAGAAACAATTGAGAGTGTATTATACAAGTTTATTGCATGGTTAAAAGCATATAACTTGTATGATTTATACACAGAAAAATGGAAATGCAAAAATTAGGAGGCTAATATGCAAACTATAGGAACTTTACAAGATATATCTAGGGATTACAAAACTAATAAGTTTAAAATTACATTGCTATTAGAACAACGAGAATCGATTTCTAGCTTAGAAGAAATAAAAGATGACAAGTTATCTGTTGAAATAAAAAAGTATCGTAAATCACGCAGTAATGATGCTAATAAATATTTTTGGAAGTTGCTCCAAGAAATTTGTGAACAAAAAGGAATAGATACAATAGAAGATTATAAACACAGAGTAAAAGAACTTGGAATATTCAAACAATTTAAAATAATGACACAAGATGTAAAAACTTTTGAGAAAATATGGACAGATAGAGGAATAGCATGGTTTTGTGAAATATTAGATACAGAATATATAGGGAATACAGAATTTAAAATTATAAATGCATATTATGGATCGAGTTCGTACAATAGCAAGCAGATGAGTAGATTGATAGATAATTTAGTACAAGATTGTAAAGCTGTAGGAATAGAAACCAAAAGTGATAAAGAGATAGAAAGTTTGTTAAAAGAGTGGGACAAGAAATGATAGTAACTGATTTAAGTCAGAGTTTTCACCCAGTGCCAAAAGAGAGTGGTCGAAAAGACAAAAGGAAAGCTGAAAGTAGTCGAATAAAACAAAAAAGTAGTAAATTAGCAAAATTAGAAAGAAATAGATTTAGCATAATAACAAAAGATTTAGAACATTGTTATATATGCACTAAAAAAGGAATGAAAAATATTCCAAAAGATGATTTACACGAATTGCTAGAAGGAAAAAATAGACAAGTTAGTATGAAATATGGATTAGTAATACCAATTTGTAGAAAATGTCATAATTTAGTGACAAATGATAAAACTTTGCAAGATAAACTGCATAAAGTTGCACAAAAAGAGTTCAAAAAACACTATAAAACAGAAAACTTTATACAAATATTTGGACAAAGTTATTTATAAAAAATATTAGGAGGAAAAAATGAAAAAAGTTATAGGAATTTTAATGGCAATTGTAGGAATTGCACTAGGGATATATGTAGGAGTGTGGTTAATGTTTGTAGGAGGAATAGTACAAATAATTAATTCAATAAATCCAACAAATGGATTAGGAATAGCATTAGGAATAGTAAGAATAGTATTTTGCGAAGTAGGAGTGCTTATTGCATGGTTAGGCATAGCAATAGGTTCAGTGATAGGATTAGAAGATTAAATTAGGAGGAAATAGAAATGAATAAAAATTTTAAAATATTAATTGAATCTCAAAATGAAGGAGTAAAGATAGCGATTGCAGGAACTAAGCATGAATTAATGTATGCACTAGCTCATTTGAGTTCTACTCTTTTAAAAGAAAGTAATTTATCAGAAAGAGATATAAAAAGAGCAGTTGAAATTGGTTTAACACCAAAAGAAGAAATAGAAAAAGAAGTAAAACAGATGAAAGAGGATTTAGGAAAGAAATTACAAGAATTATTTGGAAAAATATCTTAAATAAAACAGCAAGGGATAAGACATAAGTTTTATCCCTTATATTGTAGATACGAAAGGAGAAAGCAAATGGATAAAAGCAGTTTTTTAATATATTTAGATTATGAAGAACAATTCAATTTGCTAACAGATGAACAAATAGGCCGACTTATGAGAGCAATAATCAAGTATGAGAAAACTAGAGAAATACCACAATTAAATGGAATAGTAAAAATGGCTTTCTCTTTTATAAAAACACAACTAGATAGAGACAGAGAAAAATATGAAGCAAGATGTGAAAAAAATAGAGAGAATGCAAAAAAAGGTGGCAGACCTAGAAAAAACCAAAAGGATAATTTAAAAGCGAATGGTTTTAATGAAAACCAAATGGATGCCAAAAAACCCGATGATGATAAAGAAGATGAAGAAGATACTGAAGAAGATATAGATAATGATTTATTATTAAAAAAAGAAAAAGAAGAAAAATTACAACAACGATTTATTGAATGTTTAAATTCTTTTAATATAAATGCTATTAGTGAATGTATAAAATATCTTGATGAGTTGCCGTTTGAAGTTATAGATTATGTGCTGTCGAAAACGTCGAGAATCAAATGTCCTAACTGGAATTATGCGAATACGATACTGCAGGATTATGTAAAAAGAAAGATAGATTCTGTAGAAAAAATACAAGCAGAGGAAAGTGGGTTTAAAAATCAAAAGCAAGACACAAGCAAGGTGGTGGACTTTTAAATGAACAAGGAAGAGTTTAAAAATCAAATTGCTAGAGTACAAATAGCATATAATAAAATTTTTTCAAGAGAAGAAATGATGTTATGGTATGAAGAATTTAGAAATGAAGATAAAACTGAATTTGAAAAGGCAATAAATAAAACTATAAAAGAAGTTGTGTATATGCCTAAAGTAGCAGATGTAAGAGCAAGAATGACAATTAGTAGAGATGTGCATTACATAAATGATCCTTTTGTAAATTTATACACAAATAAAAATGTTTTTAGAAATTTTAAGGAGAGTGAAACAAATGAATCAAGTTAGTGAAGAAACAAGAAGAGAAGCAAACGAAAAAGTAGATAAAACGAAAAGAGAAATACAAGTATTAAAAATACTTAGTGAATATAAAGAACTAACAGCCAAACAAGTAGCGAGATATATGGCATACCGAGGATATACAAAAGAAATAGATTACAACCATGCAAGACCAAGACTAACCAGTTTGCTAGAGAAAAGACAAGTATGTATAGTTGGAAAAGAATTAGACATAGAAACACACTGCAAGGAAGTAGTGTATCAAATAACAGAGCAAGGAAGAAAGAGGCTAAACAATGTTTAAAGTAATATTAATAATTATATTTTGTATCTGTGTATATGAAGCAGGAAAGATGCAAGGTGAAAAAGAAACACTAGAAAGAGTAAGAAGATACATAAAAACGTCTGTAAATTGGGATAAATTTATGGAGAAAATATCAGTAGAATTTAATCAGTATAATTTCAAGGAGTAAACAATGAAATACAATTATCCACAATTAAATGGAATATGTAAAGAAGCGCTAGAAAGCAATTGGTGTTATGGTTGTTCTAAGCTGGAAATTGAACGGATTTAAAGGACAAATAAAATGTAATCTAGTGCAAAAAGAGAAAAATATAGATTTAGGAGAGCAAATGAGAATATGAAAATACTAGCGATAGATCCTGGCAATATAGAAAGTGCATATTGTTTTATCAATGAAGAAACATATGAGCCAGAAGAGTTTGGAAAAGTAAAAAATGAAAGATTATTAAATATAATATATGACCAGTTATCTAATAGTGTTAATTACTATACAATGGTTATTGAAATGATAGCAAGTTATGGAATGCCAGTTGGAAAAGAAGTTTTTGATACTTGTGTATGGATTGGAAGATTTATAGAGGCATACGATAAGGATTATAAATTTATATACAGAAAAGAAGAAAAAATGAATTTATGCCATTCTATGAGAGCAAAAGATAGCAATATTAGACAAGCATTAATAGATAGATTTGGTGTAGTTGGAACAAAAAAGAATCCAGGTTGGTTTTATGGTTTTAAAGCAGATATCTGGGCTGCATATGCAGTAGGGTGTACATATTTAGATAAAATGAAAGGAGAAAAAATATGGCAGATGTAATCGATGATGAAGAATTAATAGCAACACGAAAATTAAATGGTGTAGATGATGGCTTGTATAAAGAAGAAAAGGAAGCAATTTTAAAAAGAAAAGCGAAAGAGCTAGATGATTTAGATAATTTTGCAGACTTATTAAGACCAGAACAGAGATATTATACAAATTTGATTAAAAAGTTGGTCGCAAACACTAGAAAAAGAGGTGCAGATGGAAGATAGAATTGAAGTAGGAGAATATGTAAGGATAATTGGTGGCGAAATTGGTAGAAATATAAAATATGAGAACTCAAAATATTACATAGAAGTAGGCAAAAATAAGATATGGGAGTTTTCGAAAAAATTTATAGTAAAACACAGCAAGATAATATCAGAAATTGTAGAAGCTGGAGACTATGTTAATGGAAAATTAATCTATAAGCAGCTAATTGCTATAAAGTAGGAGGAGAAAATGAATAGAAAATATTATAAGAAAATAAATAATTTAGAGTTAGCTTTAGAAGAAACAAATCATAAATATGTAATGATTAATCAATGGGCAAAAGACAACAGCCATAAATGGGGAATTGCAAGTTTTGAATATGATGAAGATGAAAATTATTGGTATTTACGAACCTATGGAAATTTTAATGCTAATGTGGATTGGTATGATTTTGGCTGCCTAGTAAAATTAGGTTATAAATGGATAAAAGACGGCTGTTTTAACGATAATCCAGAGTTATTAGGAGGCAAAGATGGAATATAGATACATGATATGGAATGATTTTAAAAAAGAGTTTCAATTTCCAAGAATTTGTGAAACAACAGAAAAAGGAGCTAGTACTTGTCTGTTCACTTGTATAGGGAATGATGCAAGAAAATACAGATTTCAAATAAAGAAGGTTGAAAAAGAAGAAGCAAAGCGAATTGTTAAGAATTTAAAGCAAAAGTACAAGGTTGAGCGAATACATACAATAATTCCTAACATAGACTTGAAAATAATATTAGAACTTGTACAGAAGAATGACCAAGGAGGAAAAGATTAATGATAAATACATACGAAGAAGACAAAATAGCAAATCCAGATCATGTTGCAACTCCTCGATGGGTAGTAGAAAATATCTACAATTTAATAGGTATAAAATCATTTAAAAATATATGGTTCCCATTCAACAACTATGATAGTCAATTTAAATTATATGCAGATGAATTAAAACTGAAATATAAAGCGACACACATATTTGACGATTTAGGAAATGACTTTTTTAAAACAGAACCACCAATAAAATGCGATTTATTAATTAGTAACCCACCATTTAGTCAACAGAACGAAATAATAAAAAGAACTTTTAAATTAGTAGATGAAGGTAAAATAAAATCATTTTGTTTATTACTACCTCTTGCAACATTAGAAACACAAACAAGAGCAGAAATGTATGAAAAAAATTTTGATAAGTTATCAATTCTTATATTTAAAAAGAGAATACATTTTTTAAACACTAAAGGAAGTTTCAATAAAGGGTGTTGCTGGATATGTTACAACATAAAAAATTTAAATAAAAAAATATATTGGATTTAAGGGAGAATAGATATGTTTCAAAATAAAAAATTAAAGCAAGAGAATGAAAAGCTAAAGAAAGATAATAACGAATATAGAAAAATAATGACAATAACAAGAGATTTAGATTTATATAAAGCTTTGATTTATGTAGTAAAAAACTATTGCAATGGAGAAATAGAAATACCCATGAATTATTTTATACAAAGATCAGAACTAAAACTAGAATTTACAGAAGATAAAATTCAACATAAATTTATTTTTAAAGTAAAGGAGTAAATAAGATATGGAATATATTGAAGAAGGTAGAATGAAAATTGTTGAACAATATAATAAAAAAGACCAAGAAGAAAAAGAAAAACCAATATTACAAAATGGTAGCATTGTTTTCTGCAAAGGACATGATGGAGCAGGTTCATTTTATGGAATTGTATACGACAATGGAGTGTTGGAATTAGAATATGGTTCGGATGCATATATAAACACACGAGAAAGATTGCATATAGGAGATAGAATTAGTTATTGGACAATTGAATATGTATGTGAAACAAAACTGATTATTGAAAGAATAATTGGAGAGGAATGATGCATAATGAAAGAAAAAACAGCAGATGAGATGTTTGAAAAGTTAGGGTATAAAAAGAGAAATTTAGATATTATATTTTCAAGATTCTTGGAAGAATGGGAAAATGAAGATTTAGCGAAAACATTTTCATTTAATACAGAATATGAAACAATAGATATTATAGATGAAAATAGATAAGGAATAACAATGCAAGAACTACAAGCAATAAATAAGAAAGTAGAGGAATTAGGATGGATGAAACAAAAATAGAACTTATAGATATTATAAGAATCCAAAAATGGTATATGGATATATTTTATCAAGAAGATGATGATTATCCTAATTATAGAATAATAGGTCAGAAAAATAGACATATAAATAGAATATTAAATAAAATAACAAATAATAAAGAAATTCAGGATAATATATATAATACAATAATTCATCAATCTTGGAATACAGAAGATAAAACATTCAAACCAATATGTGATGCTTTAAGAAATTTAGGATATAAGATAGTAAATACATACGAAGAAAAACAAAAAGAAAAAAATAAAAAGTATTACCAAGGAAATAAAGAAAACAGAAAAAAGTATCAAAAAAATTGGAATAAAAATCATAAAGATAAAGTTCTAAAAAATAATAGAAACTATGCAAATAGACATAAAAAAGAATTAATTATTAAAAAGAAAGAATGGTATGAAAAAAACAAAGAAAAAATACTGCAACAACAAAAAGAATATAGAAAAAATAAGAGAGGTGTTTTAAGTGAAAGAAAATAGAGCAGAGGAAACATTAAGAAAGATGAAACAAAGTATTGAGAAATTAAGAAATAGAGATGGAGAAAGTATGGTAATGGTAGATATATGCATACAAAATATAATCTGTTTTTATGACAAATGGGAGGCAAATAGTGGGAAATAGTATAGAAGAAGATATAAAAATAGCACTTGATAAATTTTCGGATAATAAAGATAGTAATTCTGCAGTATTAATTGTTGAACAGTTTATTTTAGGAAATTATGTCTTAGTTGGTGGCAGAAAGGACATTGTGAAAAATAGTTTAAGATATATTTTATCAGATTATAAAAGAGTATTAAAAGAAAATGAATTGTTAAGACAACAAAATATATCATATAAAAATAATATTCATGAATTAAAGAAAGCGAGGAATAAATGAACGAGGAAGAGAAAAACGCTATTGAATATTTGAAAACTAGATTATATGGTAATGAAGGTTGTAAATATATAGAAGTAGCTCAAGAAGATTTAAGAATTTTCATAAATTTAGTTGATAGAAAAGAAAAAGACATTGAAGGCTGGAAAAAATACTGTGAAGAAATAGAAGAAGAACAAACAGAAATGAGCAATAAAAACTGTGAATTAGAGTTTGAGGTAGAAAAACTACAAAAAGAAAATGAAGAATTAAAGAATAAATTATTAGATACTTTAGAAGGTCAAAAAGTAATTGAAGAAGAAACACCACAATATATTAAAGAAAATTTTATTCCAGTTCAAAAAGTAAAAGATAAGATAGAAGAAATAAACAAAAAAATATTAAATGCCCCAAAATATGATGAAAAAATATCAGTATATAGGTATCAAAAACAAATTTTACAAGAATTAATAGGAGAAAGTGAGGAAAAATAATATGTATCAAGAATGGATGAGCGACCCATTTTGGAAAGAACATGATAGAAATATTGAAAAAAGAATAGAGGAAGAAATAGAACTTGAAGAAAAAATATTTAGAATTTCACATCCTATTTTAGCAAAATTAGATGATGTAAGAATAAAAATAGGCAAAAAAATATTAGGAATCTAGGAGGAAAGTAAGATGGAAATAGCAGTAGCAATATTTGTTGGAGGAATTGGTATAGGAATAGGAGCTGTCCTTATTGGAATAGGATATGCAATATATAAATTATCTAAAGATTAAAGAAAGGAAAAAATACAAATGAATATATATGGAATATACAATGTTAAATATTATGAGCAATGTGTAAGAATAGGAACATTACAAGAAATAGTAAAATTTCTTAATTTAACAGCGAGACAAATAGAATTAGCATTAACAAAAAACATGATAATAATGCACAAATATAAGATATATTTTTTATTTAAGGAGGACACAAATGAAAGTGGATTTTAACAAATGTAGAGTTTTTGATGGAAAAAATTTTATATATTTATCAACAATTGAAAATAGTATATTAAAATTATTGTATGATAATAAAGACAAAATATTAACATATGAAGAAATTGCTAAAAGTATTTATCCTGGAATTTATGATGACCAAATGAAAATAACTATAAGAAAACATATATCAAATTTAAAGAAGAAGATAGGAAAAGATATTAAGATAAGAAATGTTAGACCAACTGGCTATATAATTGAGGAGGACATTTTATGAGCTTAAATATAGGAAATGAATCAAGTAAAATAAAAATATACAAAGATGAAGATGGAAAGTATAAAACATATGTAAAAGGTAGAGAGTTAAAAGACAATGGAAACATAGAAGATATTTATATGAGCAAGAAAGTTCAGTTTAAAAAAGATGTAAATTTAAAAAACAGAACGGTAATAGAAGTAATAAAAGGTTGGAATAGTTGCTATAGAATAAGATCAGATGAGTTGAATGAAAACGGAAAGCCTAAATATAAATATTTTGATAAGTATTTTATATCAGAATTTAAAATATTGGAGGAAGGAGTGGACGAACCTGTAAGTAGTTCAAAACAAAAGAAAGACGATTTCTTTATAGATGATGATGATCTTCCATTTTAGGTGATAATATGAATAAGAAAAACATAAAGCAATAGCATATTGCCAATTACATAAATGTTATTTAGAGAATAGTGATATAAAAGAAAAACAATGTAATAAGAAAAAATGCAAATATAAAAAGGAGATAAAATAAGGAAAGAGCAAGATCAAAAAAAATTAAAAACGAAAGACAAAAACATACAAGTTCAACAAGAGAAAAAACAACTTATAAAAGCGGGGGAAAATCAAATATTAGAGAAGTATAAAAATAATTTACCGCAATATATGGAAGAAAGATTAAACAATATTGCAATACAATTAGTAGCAATGGAAGGGGTACAAGGGTTATCTAGTATTGAAATTAATGAAATGATAAGACCATGTAATTTAATTGGACAACCTGTAAGATATACAACAGAACAATTACAAATAGTATTTGAATATTATAGAAAAGCAATGGTTGAAATAAATAGAAAAATCAAATATCCACCAAGCAAAGAAAATTTTTGTGCATTTGCTGGTATATCAACTTCTACTTATAATACATATTTGATGTCTCCTGAGGAAAGTAAACAAGAAATAATGTTAATGATTGATGATTACATCAGAGAAAATATGTTGACTTCAGCACAAGTAGGAGAAACTAAAGAAGTAACAACGATATTTAGAGGAAAGACAGGACATGGAATGGTTGAGGCAACAGCTCCAATAGTAATAAAACATAGAAGTGAAACGGATTTATCTAAAGTAAATGCAATGATAGAAACTATAAAGGCTGGAAAAAGTTTAAAGAGCATAGAATTAGATGCAAAAGATTATAATGTTGAAAATTAAAAGGTAGGTGAAAAAGATTTTATGAACAAGGAACTGGAAAAAGATTTTGAGGTATTGGAAAAAGATTTAGATACAAATTCAGGAGAAGCGGAAAAAGATTTGAATCATATTTTAAAATTAAAATGTAATTATTATGTATATAGAACAGAAAGAGAAAAATACAAAATGCCAATTTCCCAAAAATGCTTTAAATGTAACAAGAATTTTAAAGACAATGACAAATTATATCAAATTGAATATGAAAACGGCTCAAAATCGAAAATAATGTGTGAAAAATGTATTAGTAAACAATCATAAATTAAATATTTGAGAATTAAAGACAATTTCACATTATAGTAATATAATTTAACATTTAAAAATAAAAACGACTTAAAATCGATTCTAAGAGCAAATACATGGATAACTAAAATTAATTTTGAACTATTATATAGAGAAATAAAAAATAGGGGTTTTATAACCTCTATTTTCCTTTTGCACATGCACATATAAAAAGAAATATAAGTACACCTGCTCCAATTGTAAATATTAAAGTTGATTTTAATATAATAAATATTAAAATTGCTATTGTTGCTACAACTGATAATATATTTTTAATAGTTTCTTTTTCTTTCTTTTCTTCAATTTGTTCTAATATTTTTTCGTGTTCTTCTTGTTTTTGTTGTTCAATTTTTTGATTCAATACTATTTGCAAATTGTCAAGAACTTTTTGAACTTTTTCTTTTTTTTCTTCTTCAAATTTTTGATCTTGTTCAGCAATAAAAACATAATTTGTTTTAAATATTTGATATACTTCTTTTAATGTTTTATTATAAATTGTATTTAAATATTGAAAACTTAATGTAGAAGTAGAGAATAAGTTCAAAATCCTTTCACGCTCTTTTATATAATTAAGTTCAATATATTTGTTTTCAAAATCTTCTTCTTTGATTTTAAATTGATTATAAAAGTAATTAAAAAGCTTTTCTTGTAATATTTGTTTGTCTTGTCTTTCTTGTCTCTTTTTGTTTTTTTCACTAACAAAGCTATTATTTAATTTTTCAATTTCCATTGTTAAAGCTCCCATTTTTTTATTTCCTCCTAAATTTTATATTATTTTTGTTGATAGTTCAATAGTTATGCTTCATGTTTTTCATATTCTTTAATTGATAACCAATTTATTGTAAAATTAATATTAAATATTCTGATTGAGTTTTCATCAATATATTTGCTTATTTGAGATCTTATATAGTCTACTTCTTCGAAAGTAAAATCATTTCTTTTTGAATAATAAGCTATATAAGAATATGCGTTCATTTTATGATGAGGGTTGTTGATTCTATCTATTGCATTTTCGATACATTTATTAACTAATTTATTCATTTTTACCACTCCTTTTTTATTTCAAGTATTGACAAGTAAGAATTTTTATTTTATTATTTATTTAAATATTTTTGAAATGTGTCTTGAGTTATTGGAATATCATTGCTAAGTGCGTATTCTTGAAACTCTTCATATTTTGAAAGTAGATTATTATTATATTTTTGCATTGTTTGAAAGTATTTGATGGATATTGCAAGCAATGCAATTATTATTATGTTTCTTAATATTGTTTTAAAGTTTAAATAATATGTTTTTTCTTTTATTTTTATATATATTTTCATTTTTTATAATTCCTTTCTTTTGTTAAAATTTTCTTACTTGTCAAGATTAATAACAAGTGGGAGCTGGGCTTATCTATTAACCCAGTAACCCTCGCAATATATATTTTGGGAATATTTATCAAAATATTTGCTTAGTCTTTCGATAAAATTTAAATTAATTGTTTGCAAAATTTTAATATATTCTGTTTTTTCTTCAGATGTTAAATCTCTTATAAAATATTTTTTATTAATATCTTCTTCATTTCTTGCAGTACATACACAAGCATTTTTTAATTCAAAATCATAATTTACTTGAAAATAACATTTATAAGCTTTTTCTAAATATTCGGATCTATCTGTATTGTGCATTTTTAAGTTGTAATCTATAAAATATTTTTTCGTTAATTCTGGTGAATCTTGTTCGTCGTCGTACCATAATTTTTTATGTATTTTTAAACTTTGAGCTGTATCCAATGCGATAATGTAACCATCTAAAGTTTTTATAAAATAGTTTTCTTTTATAAAGCTATTTTGATATTTTTCATTATTTGAAAATAATTCTTTTGCAAATTTTCTTTTTTCTTCATTGCTTGCAAATGTGAAATTTTTTAGTCCAATTCCTTCTAAATCAATTTTTGTTTTCATAATAAAAACCACCTTTCTATTTTTTCTCGAAAGATGGTTGATTTTTTCTTTTTTATATGTTAATATAAATACAGAAACACCTTTCGAGGTTGTTTTGTTGTTGATATATAACCAAACTTTGGTCGGGGAGGTTATATATCTTTTTTGTTCCTTTGTTAAATATATTATAGCACACTTGTTATAACAAGTCAAGACTTTTTATAAATATTATTAAAAATTATTTAAATATCTTTCAATATTATTTTTTAGCCAATAAGTAAAATTGATATTATTATTTTTTAATTTTTGATCAAATTGCATAGCAAGCTCTTTTTCTATTTTTCCAGTATATCTTTTAAATTTTTCTTGTTGTTTTGCATTATATACTTTCATTTTATCTTTTTCTACATATGCCATAAAAATCACCTTCCTTATATTTATAGTATATCATAATTAGTTATAACAAGTCAAGAGGGATATTAAATTTTATAAATAAAAATAAAGGCTATCAACTAGCCTTTATTTGATTATTTGTTTTTGTCATAATAATTAATAATTTTTTCAAGCTTGTTTTCGTTGTCAATATTTTTGGCGATGCTTTCTGGTATTTTTTCTTTTGGAAATTTGCTAGAGTTATTATCTCTTATTTCTTCTAATGTTCTTAATATATTAGCTAATAATAAGAAAAATAGCATAAATGCGGCATCAAGAGCCATAAACTCAATAAAGAATATTATTCCATTTTCTTCTGTTACTGCTGCAATCATAATCCCTAAAATAACCATAAATATAGCAATTGAATAAATAATAATAAAATATTTAGTAGATCTTTTTTCGTGTTCCATTTTTGATCCTCCTTTTATATTAATTATAACATTGTGTTCCAATATTTGACAATATATATAATATAAATAAAAGGTATAGTGTGAATTGATTTATAGATAGGCAAGAATGAACAAATAGTTATTTAATATTAAATATATTTGAGATTATTTTGTTATAGGGATTGACGGTTGATTATGTTACCTTAGCATAAACAAAGAAAAACAATAAAAATATACACAAATAGAGAGAATACACAAAATTAATATAATATATAAAATACATCAAACCATTGATAGAGTAAGAATACAAAGAAAAGTAAACATTACACATAACCCAAATTTTGCGCAATGTTTTAATGTCAGGGGTACCCACCCCTATAATAAGAAAGGCAAGGCAGGGTATGTAACCCTCTTAAAAATTCGCAGTTCACAAAAAGAGTTTAATGTGAATATAACAGGAATGTTTTGTGAATATTGCTTAGAAATTGTTGACTTTAAAGATAATATTGATAGAATATAAGTATAACTTAGCTAGGTTATTAAACAGACTATAGGCCCAGTCTGTTTGGTAGCCTATTTATTTTTTCTTAAAAGAAATGACCCAAAAGGTGATATGGTAAAACTCGTTATTTATATATAATAACTTTTACCAGAAAAAAAGCATAAAAAATCAATGTAATATAAGCTAGAGTAAGAATATATCGAATTTCAAAAATGGACACTGAATGTCCAAAAATCGTAAAAAATGGACATCTGATGTCCAAAATTACAGGAGGAATTATAGGAAATATAAATCAATAGAGAAAAGGACAATAATAAATCCTGATACAGGAGAATTTACAGAAAAAAAAAGATATATAGATAGTTTATATTCAAAAAGAGGGTATGTATTAAAGTACAATAATGATTATATTAAGTTATTTTTAGACAAAGGATTACCAGACGAATGTAGTTTAGTTGATTGCGGAAAATTTTATAAATTAATTAGATATATAGTTGGAGAAAATCAATTGTTAGGATACAGAAGTGGAAATATAAATCCTTTAACAATAAATAAAATGTCAGAATTGTTTAGTTGCAGTGAAAGACAAACAAGAAGATTTTTAAAACAAATGAAAGATTATAAAGTAATAAAAGAAGTATGTATAAATGATGTAAAATGGTATGCAGTAAATCCATTATATGCGTTAAAAAGTAAGTATTTATCACTAACGACATTTATTATATTTCAAGAAGAACTTATGCCAATCTTACCTAATTGGGTAATACAAAATTTTATGCAAGAAGCTCAGGAAATATTGGATAAAGTAGAAATAAAAAAATAGGAGATTTAAAATATGAAAATAATGATAAGCCAACCTATGAGAGGAAAGACAAACGAACAAATAAGAAATGAAAGACAAGAATTAGTAAGACAGTTAGAAAAGCAAGGACATGAAGTAATAGATACTGTATTAGATATATCAGAAAATAAGAGTCCATTATTTTATTTATCAAAGTCAATTGAACTATTAGATAAGGCAGATGCAGTTGTATTTATGCCAGGGTGGCAACAAGCAAGAGGTTGCAAAGTAGAGGAAATATGTGCAAGGGAATATGGAAAATTCTTAATGTATTTATAGGAGGAAATTACAAATGATTTGGACATTAATAATAGCATGGATATTAACATGGTTTGATATAGATCAGATAGTAGTAAATGCTATAAATCAAATATTAAATACAGATTATACAACAGCTGTGTATTGGTTGATAGCAGTTGTAATAGGAATAATTGTATGTTTTAAAGTTAATTAAGTGTAATTATGTGGTGGCGAAATAGGTAGACGCTTTATGACAGAAATGTCGGTTGTGTTTCAGAGTAAAACCAGGTGATTTGCTCATAGTAGATTAAGTTCGAACTGATGATGTAGTTTAGGGAACTACCACATGTTAGGTGCAAATCCTAACCCACATATGTACTTAGTTGCTAAGATATTATATGCCTTTTTAGTTTAGTGGGAGAACACCACTTTTGTAGAGTGGTTGCGATAGTTCGATTCTATCAAAAGGCATCAATTAAATATATTATTAACCAAGTGCTAAACTACAATATCATGTAGCTTGGAATTAATTAACAAGTAATCAGACATAAGGATACTTTTGTAAGGTTGCTTTCTATTCATAGAGATATGTGTAGAGAAGAAGTAAAATTCAATAGTTATTAATGTGCAAATATTATTGTTTAGTAAAACATTAGAGTTGTCGTAGCCATAATAGACGGACTAGTAGTCAATAAGCCTATATCTCATATATAGCAAGTATGAAGCAATGTAGGTAATGCTAAAAAAGGCTATTTCTTGTGAAGTTTCTTAATTGAAACTATAAGACATAACTAAGTTAAAGTAGCTCAAACAAGATAATTAATCAGCAAATTTTATTTTGATTATTAGGTAAAATAATACAATATTAATCTGAATGATGGGTGAAATTTAGAAGTAAGCAATCTTCTATGTGCTAGTAAGGGGCAAGAAGTATAAAGGTCGCAACTTTATGCTCAGACTTGTTCTCACATTGGTTGAATAACTAAAAAAATAATTATTTGTAAGGCGAAAGCTTAATAATATATTTACTTATATAGCAGGTTAGAGAAAAGGTTATCTCGTCAGTCTCCTTAGCTGAAGATACTAGGTTCGATTCCTGGACCTGCAACCAGTAGAAAAATCAAACAATGTAAATACATGTTTGAAATGAGGAGTAATGTATTACTTCTCAATATAAATCTTGTTTTAGTTTATTTGGTAAAATATCGGTAAAAAACGAAGAAGGTAGTTCGATTCTATCAAACATGGCATTTTCTCCTTTCAATTTTTATTAAGTATTAACTACTAAGTGAGGTTAATAGCCTCACTCCATATCTGGATATAGTGTTTAATGGTAGCACAAGTGTAAACATTTAGAGTTGGTTCAAGTCCAACTATTCAGACCAGAGGCAGTTGATGGGTCTGTCAGGTACCATAAAATCCTGGAGTGTCTTTTTGGTTGGACTATAAAGAACCATACATTTTTATTTTTGTAAGTTGTATGCAGTAATATATTATCTAAAGTGAAAATCAGTTCAATGTGAACCAATGGATAAAGATTGCAATCGATATATTATTGCATAGAGCTTATAAAGAAAGGTTTTGTTATGCAAATAGGAGAGTATATTAAGTTAATACTAGAAAAGAAGAATATAACCCAACAAGAATTAGTAAACAGATTAAACAAGATAAATTTAAATGTAAATGGTGGAAAATTTACTAGATTTTATATTTCTAATTGTTTAACTGGAACTAGACCGGTAACACCAGCAATGGCAAGACTAATAGAATTAGCTCTAGAATTGCCTAAATATAGTATTGTTAAGTTAGTTGGGTTACCTACAACAGCGTCTAGTCAAAAAGAATTAGAAAACATAGATGCAAGGTGTGATATGAAGGCAAGAATACGAAGAAACAATAAAAGAAATAATAATATTGTTAAAATCTAAAAAGAAGATAGATGAATATTCATACTGCACTATGTGTGAAAGCTTGTATCAATTATTATTACAATATTTTGATAGTGGGATAGGAAAAATAAATAGACAAGAAATAGAATTAAATGCTTGTAAGTATGCAATTAAATTTTTAATACCAATAACAGAACAGAAAATAATATCTTGTGAGGTAGAATATCAGTCTAAATATTATGAATTATATCAAAAATTAATGGCTTTTGCAGGAAGAAGATCATTAGAGCATTTTTTTGATTATATGGAAATGAATAACACAAAAAGAGTGTTAGCTAATAGAAGAGGAATATTGAAACCATTTCTGTTTTATTTAAACAAGATTACATTTTCAGACACTTTAAAATATATAGTAGCAAGTTATCCACCAAGTGCAGGAAAATCGGTTACATTGACATTTTGGACTGCTTGGCTATATGGAATTAGTAGAGATTATTCAATTATAAGAATGTCTTATTCAGATGATCTAGTAGCAGGTTTTAGTAGAAATGTTAGAGAAATTATAACAGATAAGCGATACAGAGATGTTTTTCCTGAATATAGACAATATGGAGATAATCCATTTGCAACTAAAGAAGTATATAACTGGAAGCTAAAGGATAGTAGTGTTCCAGCAAGTCATATAGCAGTATCAAGAGATGGACAAGTAACAGGAAAAAGAGCTAATAAGGCAATGATATTTGATGATATGACCAAAGGAGCTGAAGAAGCGACAGATAGTCTTATACATCAACAATTATATAATAAATGGACTGGAAACTGGATTAATAGACGAGATAGTACAAAATTTGTATTTGCAGGAACTATGTGGTCGCCAGAAGATATTTTAAATCGAATTATTCAAGACAGAGAAGCAATATCTGAATTAGTACCAAGTAAAAAATTCAAATATGTTTGGGAAAGTAAAGATGGAACAACAGTAGTAATAAGAGTTCCGTTGTTAGATGAAAATGATGAAACTACATGTAAAGCGATAATGACAACAGAAGAAGCAAGACAATTAAGAGATGTAACAGATGATTTTCAATGGGCTTGTGTATATCAACAGGATCCGATACCAGCAGAAGGATTGGATTTTGCAGATGAATTATTAAACCATTATGAGCAATTGCCAGTAAATGAAAATGGAATATCAATATGCAGTAATTATTCTTTGGCTGTATTGGATACTACAAGAAGAGGAAAAGATAATGTTTCAATGCCAATTTTCAAAACAGACGGTAGAAACTATTATATGATAGATGTTATATTTAAAAAGAAAGCAATGACAGAACTCTATGAGGAAATTATTGCGAAGATTGAAGAACATCATATAACATGGCTAGTAATAGAAAATAATACAGATACTTCATTAAAAGTTTTGTTAGATAAGATGCTAGAAGAAAAAGGAATATATTATTGTTCAATTACTGAAAAGTATAGTACGCAGAAAAAAGAACAGAGAATAAAAGATAATCAAGGTACATTAAGAAAATTGATGTATTTTAAACCAAAGAGTAAGTATAAACCTAATAGTGATTATGGTAAATTTATGAAAAATCTTACTACATATAGTTTTGATTATCCTAATAGAAATGATGATGCTCCAGATAGTACTGTATTATTTGTAACAGAAATTATATTACAAAGAGGGAAACCAAGTAAACCTCAACCATTAGATAGAAGAAGATTAAGAATATAGAAGTTCAATAAGAGGTGTTTGAATGAATATTTGTTGGAAATGCCAGCATTGGCAAAATTGTTTTAAAAATAGATATGGAAACCAAAAACAAAATTATATGAAAAAAATTAATCGAATACGAGATTCTTGGGGACAATTTGTAATATATGTAGAAGAATGTGAGAACTATTTGCATGAAAAACAAGAAGTAGACATAACTATGGAGGAGAAGAGACTATATGATATAATGTATCAAGTAGAAAACTATTATAACAATAGTTTGGGGAAATAGATACGGTTATAAAAAAGGTGGAGGGATTAAGTATCTATATTAATTTATCTCCATTAAATTAAAAATGGGTTGTAAAAATCCATTTACAACTCATTTTAGAATATAAAGGAGATGCCAAAGGGAAGAAGTAAAAAAAGAAAATCAAGATGTATTAAATGAACCAGATGTAAGTATTCCAACAGATACACCTTTAGTACAACCTAAAGATGAACCTCAAAAAGTTTTCTTTGGTAGAAGAACAATTTATTCGTCACTAAAGAAAAATGAACTTACAGCTGAAAATATAATAAAAATATTACCATCAGTATTAAGAATACATGAGATGAATGCTGCTGAAATAGATTATTTATGGAGATACTATAAAGGTGAGCAACCAATTTTGCATAAAATAAAAAAAGTAAGACCAGATATAAATAATGTTGTTTTAGAAAATCATGCATTTGAAATTGTTGAATTTAAAAAGTCGAATGATTTTGGAGAACCAGTCCAATATGTACAAAAAGGTGAGAAGGATACAGAGCAAGTAAATCCAGAGTTGTCATTGTTGAATAAATTTATGGAAAGTGAAGACAAATCAAGTTGGGATAATGAATTGTCAGAATGGCAATGTATTGCAGGAACCTCATATAGATGGGCTGATACTGATACTCCAGAAGATGAAGATGAGGCACCTTTTGAAATGTCTGTACCAGATCCAAGAAGAACATTTGTTGTTAGATCTAGTGGAATAAAAAAGGAACAACTTTTTTGTGGGTATTATAGTTGGTTTTCAGATATTAGTATGACTGATGGAGGACTAGTAGAAGCTAATTCAAAATACAGAATTATAACAATTTATACAGATGATTTTATGTTAAAAATACAAGAAAAAAATAATAATTATGAAATTATTAATCAAACATTAAAAATAGGAGAAGAAGATCTAGATGTACAAGAGTACCCATTAGAGCCTAAAGGACAAAGAATTATAGAATATCCGTTAAATTCAGCAAGAATAGGATTAATAGAATTAGTAATAACTCAATTGAATGCATTAAACAAAATAAAATCAGATGATTTAGATGGAATAGATCAATTTGTTCAAAGTTTATTAGTGTTTGTTAATCAAGATGTTGATGTAGAAGATGTAAGAGCACTTGAAGAAGCAGGAGCAATAAAAGTATTTTCACAAGACCCTAATAAACCAGCAGATGTAAAATTATTAACGCAACAACTTTTACATAGTGAAACTAAAATAGTAACAGATGATATATATAATAAAATATTAACAATCTTGGGGATACCTAGATTGAATGATAAGCCATCTGGTGGTGATACAGGACAAGCAAGATTGCTTGGAGAAGGCTGGACAATGGCATATCAAAGAGCCAAACAAGATGACTTAAACTTTAAAAAATCAGAAAGACAATTTTTAAAACTTGTTTTAAAAATATGCAAAGCAGATACACGAAAGAATAATGATAAGATAAAGGTTTTAAAAATATCAGATATAGATATTAAAATACCAAGAGATAAATCAGATAATTTATTAGTAAAAGCTCAAGCATTATTAAATCTATTAGAAGCAGGAGTACATCCAGAAATAGCATTTACTGTTGTTGGATTATTTGGAGATCCACATGATGTATATCAAAAAAGTGTAAATTTTCAAGGGGAAGATTTTTGGAAGAAAATGAAAGAAATATCAGAAAGTAAATTAAATCAACTATTTGATAACAAAAATATAAACCAAGAAGAAAATAAAAATCCAGCTAGTGGGGTTAATAACTAGCCATATCAATATGTGAGAGACACAGAAAAAACGAGATATGAGAAAGGAAAAACATGGAAGAAGAGTTAAATCAAATTTTATCTAATGAAAATTTAAATCAAGCAGGTAGAGTTGAAGCAATAAAGGCATTTGTAGGAAAAGACTTTGTTCCAGCTAAAGAACACAAAAGAGTAAAAGATGAATTAAAAAATAAATATTCAACTATAGAAACAGAATTTAATAAATTTAAAGAAGAAAAAATGACAGATGAAGAAAAACAAGCTGAAGCGATAAAACTTGAAAAAGAAAAATCAGTAAAACAAAGTAAAATGCTTAGCCAACTATTAGCTGAAAATACTTTTTCAAAAGCAGGATTTAATGAAATTGATTATAAAGATATTATTCCTAATATTATACAAGAAAATCCAGAAACAACAAAAGCTATAGCTACAGCTATATGCAATTCGATGTTAAATCAAAAGAAAACAATAGAAGAACAAATAAAAAAACAAATTATTAAAGGACAAGGAAAGCCAGAAGGTGGAGATAATCCAGATGATGGAATAACTGAAATTGATAAATATAAAAAAGCCTATGCGGAAGCGGAAAAAAGCGGAGACAGAATAAAAATGGCAACATATACAAGGCTTATTTCACAAGCACAATTAAAGAAATAAAAGAAAGGAAGTAATAAACAAGGGATAATGTAATACAAAGTTTTGGAGCACCAAATTATAGTGGAATGCTTTATTCAAAAAGTAATGTAAGAACACCATTATTATCAATTATAGGAGGAAAAACAAAATATATCGATTCTGTAGAGTTTGTTTTAGGACAAAATTATACAACAGAAGAGGGAGATATTCCAAATATATCAGAAAGTAAATCATTAACTGCACCAGATGCAACATTTGTAACAAGAGCACAAAATACAAATGTAACACAAATATTTATGGAAAGTGTAGCTATATCTTATGCAAAACAATCAAATATGGGAACATTAGCAGGAGCTAATATTGCAGGACAAGTAGCAAATCCTCAAAATGAATTAGATTTCCAAATTGCTAGAAAAATGGATAAAATAGGTAGAAGTATTGAAAAAACATTTATTCAAGGAAAATTTAACAAGGCTACAACAGATACCGAAGCAAACAAAACAAGAGGTATTGATGAAGCAATTACAAGTAATATTATAACAGCAAGTAAAGCTCCGCTAGATATTTGGCTATTAAATGATTTAATGATAAAAATGAAAGGCAATAATGCTAATATTATAGGATTAACATTATGGGCTGATACAGTATCAATAAATCAATTGAATGGTAGTGCTGTAGAATATGGCTTAAAATTAGGAGAACCATATCAAGGAATGTATGGATTACAAATAAGAGACTTATTGCTACCATCAGGAACAGTACATATTGCAGAGGGTGAATTTATACCAGCAGGAACAGTATACTTATTAAATCTAGATGTAATGCAACCAATAGAACAACCAACACCAGGAAAAGGAAACTTCTTCTTAGAACCACTTGCTAAAACAGGTGCAGGAGAAAAATATCAAATTTTTGGACAAATTGGACTAGATTATGGAGCAGAATTTTTACATGGAAAAATTACAGGGTTAGCAACAACATTCACAAAACCAGAAGGAAAGAAAGTTGTTTTAGTAAATGCTAGTGACATAAAAACAACAGCCAATGCTTAATAAAGGAGAGCTAATCTATGATAAGTGAAGAAGAACAATTAAAAGAAATGAGAATAGAAATTCTTGAAGATAGTTCAGATAAAAGCCAAGATGAAATTTTTAAGTTAAAATTAAAACGAGCTAAACAGAGGTATCTTAGATTAGTTTATCCATTTAATAAAGAAATAAATAAATTACCAAATGAACGAGCTCAAGATTGGCAAACAAAATGTGCAATAGAACTTTATAATTTAGATGGAGATGAAAATCTAACATCATATTCAGAGACAGGATTAAGTGAAAGCTATGCTAAGGCAGGGCTTTCACAAGATTTATTAAATGAATTACCACCACCAAAGGCAGGTGTAATTTCATGAAAAGAAAGTGGAAAAAGAAATCTTTATATATAGCAAGTTTGGCGAAAGACGATATAGATGATTTTGGAAATAAAATTTCTATATATGAAAAGCCTATATTTATTGGAAAAGAAAATATTCAACCATTGAGTGGCGAAAGTGATATTGAAGAATTTGGAATCAAGGTCAGTAAGATGCAAAAAGTTTTATTAGATTGGACTATAAAAATTCGAAACAAGAATACAGTTAAAGATATTAATACAATGCCAGTTAATGAATTAAATAAAATCAAAGTAAGAGAATTGATGATGAAATATACATCAATAGATATGCCAATAAAGGAAAATGATTTGGCTTATTTAGATGGAGCAACACCTGAAAACGAAGGAATATATGGTGATAATGCTAATTATAGAGTGGATAGTGTAAGATATCAAAATAAAAAAGTGGCAATATATTTTGAAAAACTTCCAAATAAGTAGGTGATATTATGCCTAAATTTACCAGAAGATTGTCTATTGTTAGTTTAGACAAATGGCTAAAAGATTTAGAACAAAAAAAATCCAGCTATACTAAAGTAGCAGTTAGGATTGCAGATAGGTTAGCAGATATAATGATGGATTGTGACTTGCAGTCAGAAACATATAAAGTACCTGCAAAATTAAAAGGAAAAGTGGCACAAGCTGGAATAAAAAATGATACTCCAAAAGCAACATTTCAAGAGTTTGGAACAGGTGTTATAGGAAGTCAATTTCCACATGTTTCAGAAGAACTTCAAAAAATGGGGTGGAAATATGATGTGAATAGACATGGTGAGAGAGGTTGGTGGTATCCAACAACAGAAGAGGATCCAAATCCATATAAATGGACCGACGAAAGTGGACAGTTAAGAGCTTGGACCAAGGGACAAGTTGCAACACGAAATTTTTATAATGCTTTGAAAAGAGCAGAAGAATTATTTTCAGAAGTTGCAATAGAAGAACTTATGAGAGAGGCGAACAAAATATGAGACCTAAGATATATGACAATATTTTTGAATATGCAAAAAAATATATTGAAAAAAACTCAATATATTCTCCAAAAGTTTCTAAAGCAGCTCCAACAGAGAGCAAGATTTTTCCGTTAGTTGTAATACCAGAATGTAAGATTATTATAGCTGATGAAACATTAAAATATGGAGAACAAAAATATAATTTGATTTTTGATGTAGAAATATATGCAACAGATAAAACAATAGAAAAGAAAAGAATTGCTAGGCAGACGATTATAAGTGAATTGCAACAGTTAATTTATGATGTTTTTGAAGAACATTATAAAATGTTGGGAGAAGAACCTCAACCAAGACCTAATGCTGATTTAAATGTTGCAAGAGAAGAAATAAAGTTTACTGCTAAAGTAAAGAATAACATTATTTATAGGAGGTAATGTAAAGGAACGAAGATGAAAAAATTGTAGGGCAAAGTGATATAGGTGTAATGCTATATGGTAAAAAGAAGGGTACTGCAAAATTCACTGAATTAGTTGAAATAAAAGATACACCAGATACTGGTTCAGATCCGGAACAAATTGATGTTACAACATTGAAAAGAAAAACAAAGGCTTATGTAGAAGGAAGAACAGATAATCCAGCTCAATCATTTACATATAACTACACAGAAGATAATTTCCATACAAAAGTAAAACCTTATTGTGATGGAAATATTCATGATTTCTTAGTAAAATACCCTGATGGAACAGGAACTACCATAAAAGGAAGTGCGAAGACAAGAATCAATGGAATATCATTAAATAGTGCAATTGAAGCAACACTTATTATAACACCAGTAGATATAGACTTTAAAACAAGTACAGAAGTAACAGCATTATTGGCTGACTAAATTCAATAATTTAATGGAGGAAAATTATTATGGCAAAAATGATGGAGTTAGAGGTAAAAAATAAAAAATATCTTATAGGATTTTCTAATAGAGCATCTGTTTTAAAAGCAGAAAGAGAAGGCTTTATGAAAGTTTTAAATGAAACAGATAATGCACCAGTAGAAGGTGTTGCAAAGTTATTAAGATTAGGGATGTTAGAAAAACAACCAAAAATAACATTATCAGAATGTAATCAGATACTAGATGATTATATTGAAGAAAATACAAATGAAGATTCAGGAGTAGATGTTGGACAAATATCTGCGTTTATTATAAATCAATATATGGCTTTTTCAGGAGCCCCAAATGGAAAGAAGAAGATAAAGGAAATTCCAATAGTGGAGATATAAAACCAGATGGGGAAGAAAAAGTAAATAGTTTAGAAGAATTATTTAAAAAATATTTAATACAATTAGCATTACAAGTTCGGTATGCCTTTGCAAGAATTTTGGTACGATGACCCAGACTTGCTATGGACATACCGAAATTTGTATTTAAATAAAATAAAAAGTGAAGTTGAATTACAGAAATATATGATGAATTATAGTGCTTGGTTACAAGGTTTATATAATCGTAATGCGATTGTAAGTGCATTTAATGAAAAGGTAAAATATTTTGAGAAACCAATAGAAATTAATTCTAAGCCAAAAAGTATAAAAGAACAAAAATTAGAAATAGCAGAAAGAATAAAAATAAGAGCAATGCAAGGACAAATTATTTTGCAACAAAGAGGAGGGCAGTACAAGGGCTGAAAATAGTGTATCAACATTAGAAGACCAAATACTAGTAGATGTAAAAGAAGCAATACAAGGAATAAATCAATTAAAGAGTAGTATATCTAGTTTAAAAAGTTCATTAAATAATGTTGGCAAAAACAATGGAATATCAGATTTAAACAAGCAAATAAAACAAACATCGAATGTAAGTCAAAATGTAAAAAAAGCCCTTAATTTAGGTGCAATTGTAATTGGAGTAAGAAAAACAATTTCTGCACTTTCAAAGATGAACGATGAAAGCGTTAATTATGTAGAGACTTTAAATCTTTTTAATGTATCAATGGGGAAAGGCATAGAGGGTTTAAATCAATATTATGAAAAAGCTCTTAATTTTCAAAATAAATTAGAAGAGAAATTAGGAACAAATATAGAAGAAAGTATGCAATACCAGGCCTTATTTAATTCTATGTCAAAGTCAATGGGAATAAGTGCTAAATATGCGTATACATTATCAGAGAACTTTACAAAATTAGGCTATGATTTAGCCTCTTTATATAACATTGATCCAGAAAATGCTATGCAAAAATTAAGAGCAGGATTAGCAGGGCAAACAAAACCATTGCGTGATTTAGGTCTAGATATTACACAACAATCATTACAGCCAATAGTCGAAGAACTTGGAATAAAAAATTCTAAGGGAGCAACACAATCAGTAAAAAACATGTCACAAGCAGAAAAAATGATTCTTAGATATATTGCAGTATTGAAACAAGCACAAGTAGCACAGGGTGATTTTGCTACAACAATGGAAAGTCCAGCAAATCAGCTAAGAATGTTTAATGCACAAATAACAGCTTTTAAACGAAATATGGGAAATTTATGGCAAGGTGTTCTTGGAGGCATACTGCCATATGTAAATGCTATTATGATGGTAATAAATGAAATATTGAAAATGATAGCAAAACTATTTGGATTTAAGGTTTCAGAGCAAAAAGTTAATATAAGTGCTGATATTGGAGCTGATGATCTTGCAGATGATTTAGGTACAGCTAGTGGAAAAGCAAAAGAATTAAAGAATCAATTAATGGGGTTTGATGAAATTAACAATATTTCATTAGAAACTAAATCAAGTTCTGGAACATCAGGAACAACAGGTACAGGGATAGACCAAAGATTGTTAGATGCAATGAAAGAATATGACAATTTAATGGATAAAGTAAGTAATAAAGCAACAACTATAAGAGATAAGATTTTAGATTGGCTTGGATTCACAAGAGATTTAAACGGAGATTTGAAGTGGTCTTGGAAAAATATGAATAGCATTGCTAAAATAACCAGTATAATTGTTGGAACGATAGGTGGAATTTATCTTATAGGTAAAATTACAAAAACAATAACAGGGTTAAAAAATCTTATAAATGTATTAAAAACAGGTAAAGGTGCAACAACTACATTTGGATTAGGTTTACAAACATTAGGAAGTGGATTTTCTAATTTAAAAACATGGGTATCTATGGCTGTTGAACAATACAAGATATTTAGAAAAAATGGAGATAGTGTAATAACTTCCTTAGGGAAAACGGGAAGTGAGATATATTCTATAATTCCTAAATGGACAAAATTAGCTGGAGGAATAGCAGGTTTAGTTGCTTCATGTACTTTAGCTTATAACTCAATGAAAAAATTATCAGAAGGAACGATAAGTACACAAAATGCAATTTTAGAATTGACTGGTAGTATAATTGGGGCAACTACAAGTGGAGCAGTAATAGGTTCTGTATTTCGGACCAGCAGGAACTGCAATTGGTGCAATTGCAGGGCTTGCAATATCGGCTTCTACAGCATTAATTGGATTGACAACTACTACAACAGATGAGACAAAAAAAATAACAAATAATATAGATAATGTAAATTCAAAAATAAAAGAAATTGAAAATAGTTATCAAAAAAATATAGATACTATAAATCAAAAAAAAGAAGCATCATTATTAGAGATAGAAACAACAAAAAAACTAGAAGAAGAATTAAGTGGACTTATAGATAAAAATGGAAAAGTAAAAGAAGGATATGAAGAAAGAGTAGCAACTATTCTAGGTGATTTAAATAGTGCGTTAGGAACAGAATATAAGCTTACAGATAATCAAATATCTATTAATGGTGAGTTAATAGGAAGTTATGCTGAATTACAAGGCTCAATAGATCAATATATAAAAAAACAAGAACAAAAGATAAAAGCAGAAGCATATGAAGATATTTATAAAGAAACTCTAAAAGAGCAAATAAGCTTAGAAAAAGAGTTGAATAATGCCAATAACAATGTATATGAAGCAATGGTAAATGTTACAGAAGCCAAAAAGAAATCTGCTAATGCAACAGGATTCTTAGCAAAAGAACAAGCAAATTGGAACGAAAAAGTTGCAGAGGGAGATTTGAAAAAAGCTTTTAATCAACAAGCAGAATTACAACAAAAATTAAATACAACAAAGAACAAATTAAAAGAATGTAAAGAGGGCTTTACTGACGCATATACAGGAATGGCAAATACTTCAGAAATAGAAGGTCAAAAGATACTAAATAATACAGAAAGTTCATTAAATCAAACTAATAATTCAATTGCTATATTTGGACTAAAAATGAATGATTCATTCAAGAATATGGCTCAAAATAATGTGAATAATTATAGCAATGGATTATCTGGATTAAGTACAGAAACAGAACAAAAAATAGACGACATAAATAATGTTATTGAAGATGGAGAACCTAAAGTTCAAGCTACAACTCAATGGTTTGCCTCAAAATTAAATAGTTCTTTGGCAGGAAATATAGATACAACAGAAGCAGGAAAGCAAGTGGTAAATGGTGTAGCAGAAGGAATTAATCAAAATAAAAATAACTGGAATTTATGGAGTGCATTAAGAGGATTAAAAAATACCATTGTTAATGGAATAAAAGGATTACTTGGTATACATTCTCCATCAAGAGTAATGAGAGATTTAGTTGGGAAATTTATTCCACTAGGTATTTCGGAAGGAATTGATAAAGAATCAGATAGTGTATATTCAAGTATTGAAAAGTTAAATAATGGAATAAAAGTAAGAACAAACGATATATCAATAGATACAAATCAATTTATTGATTATGGACAAATAACAGGATCAATTTCAACGCAAAGTAATTTATCGATAAATGATAGTATAATAAACAAAATGGGACAAGCATGTTATTCAGCATTTGTTACAGCAATGGGACAAAAAGGAATAAAAGTAGAAGTGGAAGCTAAAGCTGATAAAGAAGGGATTTTCAAAGTTGTAAAGAAAGGCGCAGAAGAATATGCAATGCAAACAGGAGAAAGCCCATTTCCAGTAATGTAGGAGGTTTAAAGGTCAGAGAGATATGTTTCAAGTTTTATAGATAGTACATATGTTTCAGGTAACTTAATAGAAATAGAAGGATATACTCCTGACTTTTTAAAAGGTTACGAAGTAGAATGGTATGATTTAAGTTTAGAAGCAGGAAGAAATGCAAAAGGTAAAATGAAACTAAAATATGTGGCTGAAAAATATAAAGTAATATTAAAAACAACACCGATTTTTCAAGAGCAATTAAAAGAATTTTATTCTCATATTCCAATGAGAGAAATATCAGTAAAATTTCTTAATCCATATACTGGAGAAATGCAAACAATACAATGCTATAGAGGAGATAGAAAAACATCGATGTTATTTGATATTGACCATGTTGGAAGATTATATGATGAAGTAGACCAAAGTTTAATAGAATTGTAGGTGAAATAAGGTACAGAGTAAGTGATAAATTTAAATTAAAATGTAAAGATAATGTTTCTTCATTAGCATATGCAACGATACATGTTGTTAAAGATAATATAGATATAACAGAAAATAATGATTTACAGAAATTTAAAATAGAAGGAAGTTGTTATTCAAACGGAAAATTTATAGGAACAACCATAGCAAAAAAAGTAACTGTAAATATTTTAAATGATGGTCAGTACGATTTAGAAAATAAAGAAATATCTATAAAAACAGGACTAAAAATAGATGGAACAATAGAATATGTACCAATGGGAAATTATATAATTGAGAAACCAAATGCAGAAGAAGTTGGAGCCAAGACAGAATTTACTGGTTATGATTATATGATAAAGTTTAATTGCACTTATAAAAATAGAGTTAAATTTCCTTGTAAAGCTAGTGTGTTATTACAAGATATTTGTAGTCAAGCTGGTGTTGAATGTGGAAGTCTTTCTTTCATAAATTCAGAATATATGATTCTAGGAAATCCATTTACTAATAATGAAAATTGTAAGACTGTATTAAGCAATATTGCTCAATTAGCTGTAGGATATGCTTATATCGGAAGAGACAATAAATTGTATATAAAAACACTGAAAACAACTGCACATTTATTAAGTGTAAAAGAAGTACATAAAATGTCAGTAAAAGAATTAAATATGACACCAGTCTATAAATTAGCAGGAATATCAAGTGTTGCAGAAGAAAAAGTTGACGGAAATAATTATTTCGAATTTTTTAAAAACAATAAATTTGGTAAAGTAAATTCGTTGGTATTAAAAATATCTGGAATAGATGGTGAAAATACAGCAGAAAATGACCAAGACAGCATTAAAGATGATGGACTTACGGAAATATCAATAGAAGATAATTATTTTTTAAACACAGAAGAAGAGAGAAAAAAGGTAATTAATCCAATGTGGAATGCTTTAAAAGGATTAGAATATTTACCATTTGAGACAACTTATTATGGTTATCCATATTTAGATGTGGGAGATCCAATAGTTATTGCAGATACAGATGATAAAGAATATTTCTCATATGTATTTAATTATACTTTTGAATATGATGGAAGTTATAATGGAACTTTGAAAACAGAGGCAATGACAAAAGCTCAAACTGCATATAAAAATAGTGAGAACCTAAAGAGTAGATTTAGAAGAGCAGAAAGAACAATTAATAAAATAGAAGGAACTATAGAAGATATTATAGAACAACAAGATGAAAACACTGAAAAACTAACAAAACATGAACAAACAATAGAGAGTATAAGTGATAAAGTTTCACATATAGAAGAAACAACAAATACAATTGAAGGAAACAAAACAATACAATTAGGAAATGCAATTGCTGGAGAATTAATTGAGTTACATATATATGGAAACAATGATGTATTTAGCTATTTAACAATAAGTGATGATGTAGTTTTAAGTGATGATTTGTATTTATTAGGTGATAGCATAGTTGTAGTAAAAGACTCAAAAGGAAATTCTAAAGAATATGAGCTTGGAATTACAGAGCCTTTGAGACAAAAAGATGATGTTTATGATGAATATGTTTTAAAAGACAAAAAAGCACAAATAATCCGTCGAATTAATGAAAACGGAACAATTAAGGCTAAAGAAACAATAGAAGATTTAGGACAATTCTCAATTGAATTATTCGATGGTACAAACACATTATCAATAAAAAACTATACAGCAAGATTGAAAGCTAAATTTGCAATTCAAAATGATATGACTAACATTTATGCTAGCAAAGTTGAAATGAATAGTGCAATAGAGCAATCAGCAGAGAAAGTTGATATTAATATAAATAAGAAACTTGAAAGTTATTCTAAAACAACAGAGATGAATGCTTTAATTGATGTAAAAGCTGAGGAAATATCATCACAAGTCAAAGAAAAGGTTGGAAAAACGGAAGTTGGAACATATATAGAGCAGAATAAAGAAGCGGTTAAACTAGCTTGGAATCAAATATCAGAATTTATACAAATGATGATAATAAATAATAATGCAAGTTTTGCAATATTAGATAATAATAAAAAAGTACTAATGGCTCTTGATAAAAGTGGACAACATTTCTATAAAAGTGATGGTAAAACAATTTTTGGTGATATGGGTGTACAAAAAGAAGACAATGATCAATATATTGCGTTTTCTGTTTTATCTGACTACAATCAAAAAACTTCAAATGGAATGGCTTGGGGAATAAAAACAAAATCAGACAATAAATTTCATCCGATTTTTTATATAAAAAACTTTGAGATGGCAGAAAAAGATTCTGATGCATCGTATGGTGAGTTAGTATTAAGTTTTTGTAATATACTTTTAAACGGAATTTCAACAGGAATAATTAGTGGAAACATAAAAATGTATGGTGATGATGCAAATAATGCTATTCAATTTATAAATACAGATACAGGGGATATTTTACTATCAATAAGTACTAAAGATTTAGAGACAGAATATGAAAAAATAAAAATACTAAATAATATATCATTTTTTAAGAATGTTGGTGGAACAAATTCATTTAAAATAGGAAATGGAACAAATAATTATGTTTTGTTTGAAGATGATGGCTCAATAGGGTGTTATGGAGGTACTGTTAGACTTGGATTGACAGGCAAAGAGGTAAGCTTTGATTTGTATGTTAAAAGTTTAGCATCGATATATGGTGATTTAAATGTAAATGGAAATGTATATGCAAATAACATATCTTCAGATAGAAGAATAAAAGACAATATAAAAGATTGTGATGTAAAAGCATTAGATATAATAAATAAATTTCAACATAAGCAATTTGATAAAAAAGATGATGGAAAACATTATAATATAGGTTATATAGCACAAGATATGGAACAAATAGATCCTAATTTTGTAATAAAAAGAGAAAAAACAGAAAATTTAGAAGATAGATATTATATTAATGAATTACCGATTATTGCTACATTATCTAAAGCAATACAAGAATTATCACAACAGGTAAAGGCACTTCAAAATGAAGTAAAGGTACTTAAGGAGGAAAAACAATGAAATTAATAGATTGGATAAATAAGGTAACAAAGCTAAATCAAACCACACTGAATGAATTTCAGAATAATATTGAAACTGGTAAACAAGATAAAATAAAAGAAGGAAAATGGACTCCAAGCATCAATACTGTAGAGAATAAAGCTCCAACCGTAACATATACTACTCAAGTCGGAAAATATGAAAGAATAGGAAAACTTGTTTTTGTGGATTTTTATGTAAGAGGTAAAATTACAAAATTAAATGGAACTGAAAATTATGCTGTTATTGAAGGTTTGCCATTTGTACCAAGAGACAAGTATTTTGGACAGCAATCGTTGAATGTGGCCTTGGTATATTCATTGTTGGAAGACAATTTGAATGTAGCATTTATCCCACAAGATAGAAAAATAAGAATACAAGCATTAGAGAGTTCTGCTAAAAAATTAAAAATAACTAATACAAATTATTTTGAAATAGCAGGTAGTGGCTGGTATGAAACTGATGATTAAAAGGAGGATTATATGGCAGTAAAAAAGATTGAAGAATTAAATATACATAGAGATGTAAATTCTACAGAACAATTTGATGTGCAAGGTTATTTAAATGAAAACTGGGATAAAATGCAAGATGTAGTAGATAACAATGCAAAAGAATTAATGCAAGTGCAAAAAGATATAAGTACATTAAAAGAAGATAATAAAACAAATAAAAGTAGGATAGATGTTTTAGAAAAAAGCAATGAAACAAGAGATGGAAAGATTTCTAAAAATACAGAAGATATAGAAGCTATACAAGGAAGCATAAAAACAGCAACAGAAACAATAAATAAAAAAGATAATGAACAAGATGAGGACATAAAAGCAAATAAAGAGTCAATTGAAGAACTACAGGCAGAAAACTTAGAAATAAAAGCTGAAAACGAACGCTTGAGAGAGGATATAAAAAGTATTGCAACAATTGGTGAGGCGAGTGGAGAGAATATACATTTAGAAGATAGTTCTGATGCAAGATGTGAACTGGAGATTTGTGGGAATCACCAACAAGATACTAGAGAGGGATATAATCAATTTAAAATAACATCTACACAAACTCAAAGTGCTGGTGTTACTATAACAAAAATTGATGAGTCAAGTGTTTCATATCAGGGAACAACTACAGGAATGTTTACACACATGTTAGTTGAATATGATGGTAAAGGACAGAAAATAAGTAAACAAATGTATTTAAAAGCTTTTGGTAATTTAACAAATGCAATTTTGTCAGTAAAATTAATAAAAAATGGTAAAACAGAATCAAGTTATTTAAGGGTTTCTCCTGATTTGATTTTAAGTGCAGGAGATGTTTTGCAACAAATATATGTTCAGCAACAAAATACTGGAATTTTAATTAGTGGAACTTTGCAAGTTTTATTGACAGACTACGAGAATAAAGACAAACCATACGAACAATACGAAGCAAGTCCATCTATTCTATATCCAAGTGAAGCAAAAAGTGTTGGTGATAATGTAAATTATTTTGATATAAATTCAGTAACAAATTCGTTAATTATACTGGAATCAGGGAATCTTTATCCTAATGATTCGTGGAGAACTACGGATTTTATAGAAGTAAAAGCAAATATATATACTTTATCATGGGAATCAATAACTGATTATTTTCAATGCAATATTGCATTTTATGATAAGGATAAAAAATATTTGTCTTATATTCAATATACAAACAGAACATTTAGTAATACATTTGATGTTAAAAATAATGCTAAATATATGAGAATAAGTTATAGTGTTAAGAGTGGTGGAACAAGTTATACAAGAGAGAAAATAAAATTAGAGACAGGAAATAAAAGAACGGAATATTCTTCATATAATTGTGGTAGTGCAAAAATAGATATATTTAATAAAAATTATTTATCAAAAATACCTAAAACATCTGTTACAGCACAAGGAATAACATCAACTTTTGATGGACAAAAATTTATATGTAAAGGTACAGCTCAAACAAACTATTTTAATCTTTTTACTGAAAAAGTTTATAAAAAAATAAGTAAAGGAATTAAAACTTTTTCAACAAATAAGTTAAAAAAGGGCAGAGCATTTATACATTTTGACTATGTAGATGGAACAGGCCAAAATTATTATACAAGTATAAATACAAATCAAGTTAGATTTACTTTAAATAAAGATGTTGAATCTTATAGATTAAATGTTGATTCTATTACTGCAGGAGATACAATAGATGATAATATTTATGTTCAACTTGAAGATGGAAATATTGCAACTGAAATAGTAAAAGCAGAGAATCAAGAATTTGTAGTAGATGTTCAACAGCCAATGTTTGAAAATGATACTTTTATGAAGCAAGATGCAAAATGGTATGAAAAGCATAATTGGAAAACAATGAGTTTTGATGGACAGAATATGGGTTCACAAGCAGTAGGAACTTTTGCAGATTTTAAAGAAAATGGAAATATTGTTAGAACGTTTGAAATTAAAGATTTGTTAATAAGTTCTGTTAGAAATGATATTTTTTGCGACAAACTTCCAAGACAAGCAGATTCGATGTGGAATGGAAAGAGTACTGGAATACAATCTTGGCAGGGGCAAAATAAAATCCTAATTTCATTGCCATTTGATGATGTAGAAAAAAAGTATGGACAAAAATTAACAGTAGATAATTATGTTACAGCTTTTTATATGTATTTACAAGATGAAGTGCTTATAATAAGTTATCCATTAGCAGAACCAATTTTGTTAGAATGCACAAAAGCACAAAGTAAAGTATTAGATGAGATATACAATAAAGCACATACATACAAAAACATAACAAATATTTTAGCGGAATCTGCAGAAGTAAATCCGATTATATGTTTGAAATATCTTAAAGATCCAGAGACTGAACATAATAAATTACAAACACAAATAGATGAGATAAAACAATTATTAAGTACAACAGAAACAAGTGCAATGTTATTGAATAACATGCAAACAGATTTAGAAAGTGAGGTGTAAAAGATGATAACTGAATTATTAAAGAGACTAATCACAAAGAAATATTACAAAGAAAAGACAGACATAGAGAACAAATTAAATGTATTTTACGCAATGAGCAAAATCAGTGATGAAGAATTTGCAGAATTGACATTACTAGTAGAAGATACATATGTAGATTTAGAAGATTCTACAGAAGAAGTTGTAAAAAATACAGAGGAGGAATAGAATGTGGAAACAATAACGAGTTTTTTTACAAAACTAACTCCACTAATATTATCTATAACAGCATTAATTGTGGCAGTGATAAAATCCAAAAAGGAAATAGAAGAAACACTGCCACAAAAGATAAAAAAACAATGTAATATTGATATGTGCATTATAAATAGGTTAGAGAGTGTAAAAGAGTTTTTAAAAGCTGATAGAGTACAAATTTATGATTTTCACAACGGTATACATTACGCAAATGGAAGAAGTGCATTAAAAACATCATGCAGTTATGAAGTTGTACGAGCAGGAATAAAGGGACATCAAAAGGAATTGCAATCAGTTCCATTAAGTTGTATACCTAGGTTTATCAAAGCTTTACTAAATCGTGGAGAATTAAAAATAAATGATTTGGAAGAAATAAAAAGTACAATGCCAGCAACATATGAGTTGAAAAAAGACCAGGGAGTGGCTTCATTCTTTGATGTTATATTAAACAATAAAGAAAGAGAAGCAATAGGCTTTTTAGCAATTCAATATGAAAATAAAGATAAAGTAAATTTTACAAAAGAAGAAATGAATGAAATCTTAAAACTTAAGTTTTTCATAGAAGAAAACTTAGAAAAAATGGTTACAAAAAAGTAGGAGGTAATAAGTATGAATCCAACAACAATAATAGAAATAGCAATAGTTGTTATTGCAATATTAGTTTTTATATTATATTTAGTGTGGCAAATAAAGAAAAAAGGATTAAGAGCAACAGCAGTAGATTTAATAGTAAAAGCAGAAGAGATGTTTAGACAAGGTGATAATGAAAACAAATTGAATTATGTTATAGATAAAATAATATCAATAACAATACCAAAGCCATTAAGTCTATTTATAACAAGAGATTCAGTAAAAAGTTTTGTTCAGTCAGTATTTGATGAGACCAAAAAAGCTTTAGATTATGTGCCAAGAAAGGAAAATTAATTATGGGAAATAAAGAATTTATTGAAAAATGTAAAGAAATAGTGGAAAGTTATGCAAAGGAACATTTAGATAAAAGCGAAGAAATTC